ATTTCTTTCATACCTTCTACGCCATAAAGGTAGACAGTAGCATTTGTGGTAAGCCCGTGATTTGGGGAAGTGACAACGCAAGGGTTGGTGTTGCTGACGTTAGTTACACTTCCCACAAAGTTTAAATTGGGCAAAAAGTTTATATTCTGCTGATAGTAAGAGTCTACCTGATCATTAACATAAAACTCAACTGTTCCGGTGGTATATACGTCCGTATCTACGTAAAAGTCTACGTATACCATCTTACACTCTATACCTTCTTTAATAAACGGATTCCATGATGCAGTTGTAAACGTTGCATCTATAGGCCCTTCTATGTCTTCGGCACCAAATTCAAGCTGATAGACGTTACCAGAAATATCCCCTCCAAGAAGTATGTCTTCTTCTTGATCAAAAGTATAGTCTTGTAGGGTATCTTCTCCCATTTCTTCTAAGCTATAGTCAAGGTCATTAGCTACTGAAAAGTCTTCTAGAGCATAAGAAAGATCGGTATTACCATACCCCATACAATTAAGAGATATCTGATATTTGGTAAATGCTTTTGAATCATCGTCATATACTAAAACGCGGTTGTTTTCATCGGATTCACCTTCAGCGTAAAGTGTCCACCATCTAAGAGTTTCATAACTTCTGTAGCAAAAGACTTTACCAAATTGCGCACTGTTAATATCATTATTTGCAAATTCGATAATACGGTTATCAATACGTTCTGTTTGTGAACCATCTGTTGCAGTAATTCCTCTTACTCCAACAGCAATGGCGTTTCTATCATAGCCAACAGAAGCCATTTTACCATCACAAGCCCGATAGTTATTAAGACGTTGCCATCTAAATTGCTTATTTGGGTCACCAGTATACTGTAAAGCCCATACGGAATTGGTAAAAAATACGATGATTTGATTCTTTAGTGCTTGAGCAGAAATGATTTGATCACCAGTAGCGGCATCAGCGTAATTGCCACCACCTGCAACAGTATCTATCCAATTAGAGGGGTCTTGCTTTTTACACCATCGTGCTCGTTGAGGAAAATCTTTTGTCGTTCCATTATTTTCAAATTCAAAAGTGTACAACGCTACGATCGTTTGTCCTAGAGTAAATAGTAGTTTGCATCCGTATAGCGTATTGCCGCCTCCTGTGGAAGGATTAAAAGAGACTGTAGCAGTTGTAGATAGTGAAGAATAATAGCGAATCCCATTAAGTGAATTAGGATCAGTAAGCCCATTCCAGGCTTTTCCATTAGTAAAATACAGCCTATTATTTTCACCAGAACTTTGCCAATTGACGCTTTGTACATAATCAAAATCTCCTGAATCAAATATTGCTCCGGCTGAATCAAGCAATGTAAATGTGTATGACCCAGAGTCATATCTATACGCATTAAGTGTATCAAAAGCAAGCAATTCTTTTGATCCATCAGGTTGTACATACCTTGCAAAGCCCATTACTCTCTCAGCATTTTCTAATGTGCCAAAAAGCCTATATCCTTGACGTTTTTCTACGTATCCATGGTGAATATGAACGTTGACAGCTTCTCTAAAAGAATCAGGTGGAGCAAGCCACGGCTCTGTATCTGTGTCTATGCCTGTAACAAACGGTGCTATTGTCATTTGTGTTAAATTTGACATGTTAATACCCCAAAGCAAGCCATATAAAAGCTGATGATAAAGATGCTGACGTGTTACCCTTAGAAGCAGTGAATTGACTAGCACTTTGAGAGGCTACATAAGCGGGAAAAATAGAAGAGTAGTTTTGGCTAGGAGTAATAAACACTTTTAACGTTGCATTAGGGAAAGCCTGGGTATAAGTAACTGTAGTTGATGATCCATAAGCTGCAACAGAAATATCTCCCCATTTAAGCATAAGCCCACCGGGTAAAAAAGCACTACCTTGGTTAGAAATTAAGCTAGAAGTACCACCAGAAAATTGTAATATATTGGAAGAGGTATCAATCCCATAAAGCTGAGCTATACCCGCTGAATCTTTTTTACTAAAAAGGGCGTAGGTATCTGGTATGGCTGCAGGATTTACAGGAAAAGAAGGGTCAGAAGTGTTTAACACATTTCTATCAAGCAAGTTAATTGCATAAGGAGTAAAGCTTGAGTCTGCTTGTTCTATAGCGTACCAATTTGGTGTCAGCACTGCTGGCAGATTTCTTATCTTTGTTGTGTTTTGAGGTTGGTCTTTATCCCATGCCATAGTAGCTCCTTAAAAACGAGGCATCGCTCGAGTGTTTAACAGGTTTTGATTAGTTCTTTTTAGTACATACGCAACTTGCTCTCTATACAAAGCTGTCACTTCAGCATAGCCATCCATTTCGCCAGAGTCTGCAAGTAAGTCTCTTGCTGTACCGTATACAATGCATCTACCCCACTCATTAAGATATGGTGTATCTGTAGCTTCTTCTAATGGCTCTACAACACTATAAGCCTTCATTTGTATCTTATAGGCTTGGTTAGGAGCTGGATACACTGTAAAGCTGTTGTTATACAGAAGGATATATTGCGGTCTGCTTGATATAAAAAGTATGTAATTTAAATTGATGTTAGCATCTAGTAAAGGTGCTGTATTAAAGTTTACAGATACCGTACCTGTAGCATAGTTAATAGTAGCCCCACCACCTAAAGAACCCACAATTGTTACATCGCTTGTTGTCCATGTTGTATTGGTATCTTCAAATAGCTCTACACCATCGTATATCGTGAGCGTTCCTGGCTGAATAGGGAAGCCTGTCACTGTTGTTGTAAAAGTATCTGTGATGCCATCACCTACCCAAGGAGTACCAAAAGTATATTGCTGCATTGTGTCATACTTAAACTTCATAGGGTCTTGATACCAAAACATAGCAAAGTCATTACAAAGAGCCGGCGGCTCAAAGTTAGTATAGGTGGTAAGTGGTAGAGGGTATACTGTTTGATTTACAGTAGTTGTAAACTCATAAAAGACATGCTTTTGTTCAAGCTTTACCTCTGCTGGAAAGATAAGCGTATAGTACTGATTTATACGTTTTTTTAGATCAGCATTAGAGATATCAGAGGGAGAAAATCTTCCTGTTACTTGTCGTATTGCCTGCTGTATATCAGATAGTGTCCATGTAGCTGCCATGATTATCCTTTGCTATAAACTTGTCTCATTTGAAATCTTGGTGTTTCTCCTACTTTTACTGCTGTAGATATGCCATTTTTATCAGTTTGATTTTCATAGATAGGCTTGCAGCAATTTTCAATATGTCGTGCTAAAAATCTTGGGAATTTATATTTTCCACCATGCATCATAAGTAGATTGACAGCATTTTTAGTTCCGCCATATATAAATCGCAGAGAAATTCCTGGTTCTTCGATGTTTTGAAATTGATATTCGCACACTTCGCGTAGAAATTTCTCTTCTTTTTCACTTGTAGGCTTATCACCAAGAATTGCTAAGCTTTCAAGTTTTTTTAAATCGTCATTATTATATTTTACCATGTTTTCCTCTTGTTAAAGGGGGATTGCTCCCCCCCATATTGTTTATACTACTTCGTTTTGTCCTTCAAAGATAGCAACCATAGATGAAGAGTTAGCTCCAACCATGCCTGTACCTAGTGTACCACCATAAATAGCTACGTTAAGTGTAGGATAAGGTGATCCTGACGCATTTTCTTTTTGTACTAGCGCACCACCAGAGACATAAGCACTAAAGCCAGATGCTGTACTTTCTGAACAAGTAATCTGCGTTGCAGACACTGATAGCACAGTATACTGACCGTTTAGTGTTAAGCCTGACTGATCATCAGCAATAGATACAGCGTTGACAACGTCACCTACTGCAAAGCTAAACTGATCAAGATATGAGCATGTAAACACTGTATCAGCAGCTCTTGTTACAGCTGTGATAGGTGCTCCAAATAATGCTGGCTCTTCAAGTGGTGTAAACCCGTTTGTGGTTGTTACTGCCCCTGAGGCTAGATTAATAAATGATCCATTAGGCATTCCATATGCCCACATAAAAGATCCGCCTGCAGTGACATCGATTGTTTGTACTCTTGATACCGCAAATCCAACAGACACGTTTTTAGCAACGGCTGAAGAAGGATTAGTCCATGAGTAAGTTTTTAATTGTGACATTTTAGTCTCCTTTTAATATATTAGTTAGATCTGGTTTCATGTAAGTCCTTGATTATCAATTATGAGTGGGTCGATAGTAAGTTGACCATAAAGGAATCATTTAGAATTCTTGCCACAAACGGTTGAGTCCAAGCAACTGTACTTCTTTGATCTAACGGATCAGCTGACCCTGCAGAACCAAGAGGTTTAACAATCAATTTGCCCGCTTCACTACCAAGATTAACAACGCCATACGCTTCTTGACCAACGATGATGTTATTAAAAACAGCAGGTGTTGCTGAAGAAACAGATGTAATAGATGATATTAACCATCTAATGTTATCTGTAGAACACCACTCTGCATCAAGAATTGATTTTGACTGATCACCAGGATAGTTAGTTGTTGAAGTAAAACTAGGTAAATCTTGTATATCATCAATTAAATCTGTGCTTAAAAAGCCCCAGAAAGAAGGACGAATTGGGTTTGTTGCGTACTGATCTGTCGCTTTAATTACTTTAGAAATCATGCGTGCATCATTTCCTAGTAATCTTTGTACCACAGCATTTAAGTCATCATCTGTTAGCTCTGTAGGTGTATTACCATTAGATCCAAACTCACATGACATAACTGATGAAGTTGAGGCTAGTACATCTCTTGTAACTATGTCTAGAGACTCACCCATATTTTGAGCAATAAGTTGTGCAGCATCGTTCATTATATTGTCTTGAACAGTATATTGTACTTGGTCAGTAACTGTAACATATCTTCCATACCATGATACTCTTGCTTTAATATCATCTACTGATAGTGGTACTCCTGGAGGAGTTACTCCGTCAACAATAGGTACTACTGCTGAAGGAAGTCGTGAGTATCTTCTAAATACGATTGTATCCCCTTCTTTTTCAGGAAGATTTCTTCTTTGAGCAAATCTTGTATGAATTAGATATGGAAAAGCAGTCATAAGTAGTACTCTGTCGTAGTATTCTCTCACTGCTGGAGGTAATACTGATGTTGTTGTCATTGAACTTGACATATGTGTATCCTTTTTTTATCTCCTATTCCTTTCCATCAGCATTCTAAACTCATCATCACTCATATCTTTATATCGTTTAGCTTGGCTTACTGGGGTAGAAGCACCTACACTAGAAATTCCTCCACTGCTTTGAGTATTTTTTAATATTCTCTCGGCATCGGAGTTAATCTTGGTATTCATTTGTGCATTTCTATATCCATCAGAGTTTTTAGCTAGATAATAGGCCAATTCGTAATCTTGAGTTTTTTGTAGCGTATCTCTAAGACTAGGGTTTGATTTAATAACTTCTGGTAAATATTTAGTAATAACCTCTTGATAATCAGGATTTTTTTGTGCCATTTGAAGTTCACTAAGTGTTGTCTTAAATTGATTAGTCATCTTAGAGGAAAGCTTTTTGAATTCTTTCACTGTTAAGATATCGTCATCTTCTAAGCCATCAAGCTCTTGTTCTTTTTCTTTAGGAGCGTGTCTATCTTGTGAAGCTTTTAATAGTTCAAGATTCTCTCTCATCAATCGGTTTTCTTCTTCTAAACGTTGTCTCTTTGCTCTTTCAGACTCAAGCGCGTCCAGTGGTACTGTACGTGATTGTTCCTGAT